GAACCAAATTACTATCCTGTACACAATGTAAAGTTTGTCGATGTGGTAGTAAGCTGGTGGATAAAGAATCTCTCAAATTGAGAGAATGTGTTAAATGCTCTAATAAAAAAGAGTGCGTACATACTCCTGACTGTCCTGTAAAACATGCAACTTGTGCTTATACAAATTGCAATGTAAAATGTGGTGGTCAACATTGTACTCATTGGGCTGATTGTAAGCCTAAAGAACAAGCTCTTCCTAAGAAGCCTAAGGCTCAACCTAGAGTCACTTCTGAGTCGAAAGAGGCTACTGTTGTTCATGATACTAACAATCAGGCCTTAACTAAGCAATCTCCTGATGATGGATCGATTGCTAGAATACCTCTTTATATTATTCATCCAGATAAAAATGGAGTTTCTACATATTTCTTTAATGGTTTTGCTACTGTTGCTAAAACACCCAGTAATACTCAAGTTTTAATAACCTGTACACATATTCTTCGTAATAATGGTGAGTGTTATATAAAACATGAATCCGAATATAAAAAGATCGTTTTTAAACGACATTATAAGCCAGATATTAGTGTTATACCACTTAAAGAGGTGGGTATCACAGTAAAAGGTAAAGTTTTACCGATTGGGAAGTATAAGAACCAATCGCAATTTAGATTTTACTCGGCTGACCCTAAAAATCCAGACAAACACGTTCAAGTGTATTGTTCTGAAGCTTATGTTACTGAAAGAGATGATGCATTGTGGATAGACCACAAGTCGGACACTTTCCCTGGTCAGTGTGGATCACCCTATGTAGCGAATAATGAAATATTATTCATTCATGATAGCACTGATTATAAGTACAATACCGGTTTGGGTTTACCTGACGGTATTTGGTCGGATTTTTAAATGAGTCCTCCGAAGACCCGGAGAGACCTAGTATTATAGGGCTTAATCAGTTTTATGAATCTTTTACTGGCTTAAAAGGTTCTACTTTAATCACGGATGGACCCGCTAAACGTGATTATAAAGAATTAGTCTATCTTGGACAACTCAATCCACTCTTCCGGAAAGAAAGACCTATGCCTCCTCCAAAATCTCATTGTAAGACATCACTATTGAAAGATATTGATCCAATACGATGGGAAGAGATACATAAGTTTAGTGGTCGTTATTTTTATAACCGCCCTTCAGAGAGTTCTATTGAAACTGCTGAAATGAAGATAGATGAAGTTCGTCCTTGGCCCAAAGTTGATCTTTACCGTAATCAGGCACAAAGATGTGCTGATCGAATGCTGGATATACC